GCCCGGGTTACACCCGGACCATGTCTCGGACCTAGGCGGTGAAGTGGTTAATGATTATACCGGCGACGGTGTTAATCTTTCTAACCACCTCTTTGCCGAATTTCCATCATTTCAGAAGTACGAAAGTATTTCTGATGTTGCTGGAAAGAGGCGTCTCCCCAACGGAAAGTTTGACTCTTCCGCTGTTGAGCGTCTCGTGATCAAGGCACACTTGAAAGATGTGCCGTCCTATGATCAGTATGGTGGAAATAGCCACAGCAATGTGCGCCGTTTCGATACCTATCTGACCTCAGGCCTGTTTGATCCGCACATGCCTACCATTCCTGACTCCCTTTGGAAGAGTCTGGCTAACGAAGCCTTTAACGACTTCGCTACTCAGATTCCGGACGAAATTAGCATCGCTAATTTCGGCTGGGAGTTGCGCGAATTGGGGAGTTTAATCCCCAAGATCGAGCGCTCTCTTTCAAAGACGGCCGCTAGTGGGTATTTAAATTACAGCTTTGGGTGGAAACCCTTTGTTGCTGATTTAAATACTCTTTACAATCTCTGCTCCACACTTAACGCGAAGATTCAGCACCTTCGTGATACGTGGGGAAAAGAGACTCGACTTGGTATGTTTAGACCAAACGTCAATGAGATTAACAATCTCAGTGACTATGACTTCTCGTACCAAGCTTTCGATATTGTAAAGTTTCACTATCGGTTGAGAGGTTATCGTTGTGACTTTCGTGCTGGTGGTTATTTATACCACAAACTCGATGGTCTTAACGATATCTCTGGTTACATCAGGGCTCTGATCGTTTCCCTCGGTTTGGACAATCCGCTAAAAGTTATATGGAATGCTCTTCCATATAGCTTTGTGGCGGATTGGTTCACCGGTCTTTCAGGGAAACTCGACACTCTATCCGTGAATCCCTTTAAGGGTACATGGATAGTCTCGCGTCGTTCTGTCTCCATGTTTGAGACAGCCGACTGGGACGTTAGTGTCGAATTTACTGGTGACGTGAGGCCCCCGCTCTTCGGAACGGAACAACCTCTCGGCACCGTGCAAGTTCAGAGATACGGTAGGTTACCCAATCTTCCAGTCTCGGACAGCTTCCTATCGGAGTTGTTCTTGACAACCCCAACACCCAAGCAGCAGTCGCTATTGCTAGCAATGCTCTATTGAGTTGCGTTAGCGTCCGTCTGCACTTCAAGGAGCCTTTCCATGTTTACGGCAACTCAAACCCTGGATGACGCGTCAGGCGACGATATCAGCTATGTCTTGATCAAACAAGACGGAACTGGTACTGTTCGTCTGGACACCGCTACTTCACTTGCCGCTCCTTCGTATCTGAGCATCAAGCACAGTACGAACGGCAAGGGAAATAGCGCAGTGGATCGACATCTTGTGCAAATTGCCAAGACTGTCGATTCCACCCCGGAACCGGTCACGTTGGTCTGCAACTTCACGTTGCAGGTCCCCCGTGACTCCGCTGTCACGTCACAGATTGTCTATGATGTTGTTGCCAACCTCATCGACTTTCTGATGGCTGGGGGTCTTACGACCCTCACGACAACCACCATCGATGGTTTGCTGCGCGGTGAATCGTAAGATTCACCGAACAGACTAGTTGCCTCTACGTGGAAAGGGCTTGGAAAGGTATTCCTAATTGGAACCCTCGAAAAGCCAAGTCGAGTTTTATCTCGACCTAGTAGTGCAGCTGGTCCGTAGCGATCCACCCGGCCTCGTTCGATTCAAACACATCGAGCGCGATGTGCTCACTTTACATGAGCGCACCACGCACGAAGGCTTGTCCTTCCTAACCAAGACCCTTCCGAAACTCGGAAAGGCTTTGGATCTAGGTTTGACTAGCGGCAGGCTCTCTGTTCCACATGAGTTTAATCGCTCACATAAGAACAGGAATATTCCCGCTTTTATGCAGGGATATTTCAGCCTGGTGTTCGATGCGGACGGTGTCCTCCTGGCAGACACTACTGCAGAGGTTATAAGCCATCTGCGGCAAGTGCTGTATTGTCTTTATAAGCTTGAGCTTCCTTATTCTCGTAAAGACGAGGCATCTGTAATGGATGCGTTCGTCGCTACGGAATTGGAGCTCGAGCTCGGCAGTGACATCTATACCGACTCATTAATTGAGAAGGCAAGTGACATTGTCGGTAATGTTCTCAAGGATTTCGATCCTCGGGACATTACTCCAAGACATGGTCCAGGAGCTGTGGCGACGGGGGAGAGACTCGAAGAGAAATGGGAATTTTCCCGTCTCTACGAGCCTATCCACCGTTTCTTCCCCTACTATGATTATTTCATGATAGGGGGTGGCCGCGAACTTATCGATCGATTGCGATGGTACAAATCTTTGGACCGACTTGATCACGGTCGGGCTAAGGTTGTACTCGTCCCAAAAGATTCGCGCGGTCCGCGTCTCATCTCTGCTGAGCCATTGGAATACCAATGGATCCAACAGGGGTTGGGTCGGAAGCTTATGCACCACTTGGAAAGTCATCGACTGACTAAGGGGTACGTAAACTTCACACACCAAGAGGTCAACCGTGACTTGGCGCTTCATGGTTCTATCCATGAGCACGTTGCCACTCTTGATCTTAAGGATGCGTCGGATAGGGTTTCCCTCGCTTTGGTACGACGGGTATTTGCTAAAGTACCCGTTGTGCTTCAAGCGTTGGAAGCTTGTCGCACGACTGAGACGCAGTTGCCAGATGGGCGACTAGTAGAACTCAAGAAATTTGCACCTATGGGTTCAGCTTTATGCTTTCCCGTAGAAGCGTTGATTTTTTGGGCCATACTTGTCTCAGCGATGTGCAAACGCACACGGCTGCCACTGAGCGTGGTGGGAAAGCGGATCTTTGTCTACGGAGACGATATCATCGTCCCTGTGGACTGGGCTCCGCAATGCATGCTAGCACTTGAGCGCGTTGGCCTTCGGGTCAATACGGCCAAGTGCTGCATCACTGGTCCGTTTAAGGAAAGTTGTGGCATGGACGCTTTCAAAGGCGTTTGCGTCACTCCGATCCGTTTCCGGAAACAGTGGACTGACCGCAATTCAGACGGCACTGCCTACGCGGCATATGTCTCTTATGCGAATGCTCTTCGCGATAGGGGATATCTGCTCGCTAGCGGTTTAATATGGAAGAGGCTTCACCAGCTCTACGGATTTGTACCGTATGGCTTGATGAATTCACCTTTCCCATGTTATACCGTCCATTCGGCCTACGACGCAGAGGAGTTAAACTCCCGATCGTCGCGGGTTCGGTGGAACAGTGATTACCAACGATACGAGTTTAAACTTAAATACGTCTCTCCCCGACGTATCAAGTCAAAACTCGATGGTTGGACCCGACTGTTGAGGGACGTTGTCCTCCCAGCAGTTGGTGACCGCTCTGACGTCGTTGTTCCTCGTTCGACGAAAATCAAACGAAGGTGGAT